ATCATCGCCGCTCGCCACGTCAGGCTCCTGCATAGTGCCGGGCTTCGGCGCGGCAGGCACTCGGTCCTCAACGCCCGGGGCCGGTGCAGCGGGAGCGCCTTTATAGGGCTTAGGTCCAGCTTCCATCATTTGACCGCGCGGCTCCATCTCGGGCACGTACCTGCGGAACCCTAGGTCATCGTCCATCTGCATGTACTGGCCGGACGGCGCCCCTTTCGGCGGCGCAGGCTTACCAGTGCGTCGACGGTACGCTTCCTCACGAGGCAAATTGCGCTGCTCGTATTCGATACGGCTGTCGGGGTACGACAGGAACTGCGCCAGACGCTCCGCCTTCTTTGGGTTGCGACGCGCAAACTGCTGGAACGAAGTGTCCTCGACGCTCAGTTCGAAGTCCGGGTCGTCCAAAGGGTTGATGCCATCGACAAGGCCTCCAACGTTCAGGCCAAAGTAGTCAGCGCGACTAATTCCTGCCCTCTTAAGCGCGTCAGCGAGGTCGCGCGATGCCGCAGCCTCGGCCGAGGTCATTTCCCAGCCACCGCTTTCGTGCGGCATAACTATTTTGACTGCCTTTAGAGCGGCCTGCGCGTCCTTGTTGTACTTTTCCGCGTCAATTTCTCCGGCCTGCAACTGCAGCGTCAGGCCTTTGATGAACTCACCGACTGTAGTCCCCTCATACTCCTGGCCCTTGAACGCCGCGTCATCAAAGACCGGGGTGACCTTGCCGAAGAAGTCTGCGTTGACTACGCGGTCCAGTGCGGGGTGCTGCCCCGCGTACTGCTCTTCAAGCTGACGCTCCGATGCCAGCACATCGGTCACAACGGCTGACCAGTAGTCAGGGTCCCCTGCGGCCTTTTGGGCCTCGGTCGCATTTGACATAACCTGTTGAGCCTCGCGACGCTGCGCCCTTGCCTCCACGTAATCGCGCTCCATCTGACCGGCAGTATCGGCAGTGCTGCCGCCTAGCGCCCCAGCCTCAGCTTCAATGCTATTCCAGGCGGTCAGGTAATCCGCGTCGTCGTCATAGCTAAGGCTGAATCGGCTGCCACGAGTTTTCTCTCGATGGCTCAACGCCCACCGTTGCCTAGGCGTCAGGTCGTCGAGTGCAGTGCCCGGCTGAACAGTGTCGAGAATCGACTCAGCTGTAGCGTTGCGCTTCAGGAACAACTCCATCTCGCGGCGCTGGTTTGCAACAAGCTGCTTTTCGAGGTCGTGCGCCTGGATCGCATCGTTGCTTTCCAGAATTTTGAAGAGGCCCTGAATGTGCGCTAGGCGATCGGCTACGTCTTTGACATCGTTTTCAATGTCCCAAGCGTCGATGTAGCCGCCCTCCGCAGTGGGATCTAACAACCGCGCAAGCTCACTAATTGTGTCTTCCGCTATGGCCTTGCTCTCTGACCCGACCGTCGTAGTGTCTTCGGTGGCCTGAGCGTAATCCGCGCCCAACACGATGTTCTTAATCCCATTGAGCGCTGTTTCGCTAATGACCAATCCCTCAGGGACCTGGCCTGCGCGCAGCATGCGGAAAATCTCTTGGTTTGACTGCATTGCCGTCGCTAGAGCCCTGCGAGTCCCCATCTCGTTTTCGTAGGCCCTCACTCTCCCGACTTCCTGACGCAGCGTCTGCACGTCTGCATCCGTCAGAGAGGTGCTGGTGTATCCAGTGTCCGACGGACTGCCTAGGACCTGCCCGATAATGCCCTGTACCGCCTCGCCGCCCTGCAGTCCAGTCTCCTGATACATACGATCTAGAGACGTCGCTAGGCCTGTAATGCTTTGCTGTCGGCCTTCGGCCTGTAGACCCGTGTCATACTCGGACGCTAGAGCCTGAAAGGCCAGAATGTCTGCCGTAGCATCCTGACCACTCGCCCGCTTGCGCTTGATCTCCGCTTGCAAGCTGTTGAGATTTCTGAACTGGCCCTGCAGACCGGAGCTGGCCCAAGCCGGAATGGCCTTGCCGTTCCAGCTGGTCACTCGCGCTTTGGCGCCAGCAACACCCATGTTGAAAGCAGTCTGGTTTCGGTATGCCTCCTGCTCCTTGATCTGCATAGCACGATCCGCACGCGCATTGTCAGCCTGAGCCAAGGTCATCTTGACCTCGTTCTGCTGCAGCTGCTGCTCGTGCGCCTCCTGCGCCTGCTGCATGGCCTGGACCTGGGCCATGCCTGCCATGAAGTTGGTTGCGCCCGTGTCCATCTTGACGGGCGTCCTGCTAATTCCTACGCGTGCCATCATCGTCCTCCGGGGAACATCATCGGCGATTGCCCTGGCATCACGCCGCTAGTGGGCACGGACGCGTAGTTACCGGTAGACAGCTGACCCGTCCGATACTGCTGGCCACCATACCCAGTCACCGTTCCGCCGCTGTACGGGTCAGACATACTAGACATCAGTCCTCCTGCGAACTTGCCGAAGCTGCCAATCAGGCCAGACAAGGCCTGAGCCTCAGCGCCAGCGCTCTGCCCAATCGTGCTCGGGTCGACCACATCATACGGGCTCATCATGGACAGGTCAGCCATGCCAGCAGCAGTCTGCCGCCCAATCTCAGCTGCCCTGCGCTGCGCGTCAGCGTAGATGCTCCGCATGTAGTTGGCAGACGTTGACCCCTGCATCAGCGACGCACCTAGGGCCGTCGGAGCCCCAGCGATGGCCGCGTTCATAGCAGCTCGGTTCTCCGCCATCAGGCCACGGCGCGACTTAGCGTACTGACCCTTGGCCTCTGCAATGCGCGCGGCGCGGTCGGCCATCATTTGCTTGACGAACCGCTCCTGCTTCTTGCGCGCCTTGCGGGCACCGCCAAAGCCCAGGACGCCGCTCACGACGTTCATCCCGAGGCCGATAAGACTGGGGTCAACCATTTAAGTCACCGTGATGTAAGAGGTTTTCGTTTCGGTGTCGCTGCCGCCGTCGCCAGTAACGGTCAGCGACACGGTGTAGGTGCCCGCTAGGGCGTAGGTCTTAAGCGGGTTTGCCTCTGAGTTAAGCGGACCGCTCGTCCCGTCTCCGAAATCCCACAGCCACGTGTGGACCGAACCGTCAGACAGGTTAACAAACTGCACGTTACCGCCAGCGGAGATAGCTACCGGCACCCCCTCAAACTCGGCAGTCGGAGCAGGCGTCGGAGGCGGCAGCGGCAACGCAGCGTATCCGTCCTTGTAGTGCGGCTGTAGCCTCCTGACAGACATAGCTATGCTAGACAGCAATACGCTGCCAGCGAGGCTGCGCCACAAAGGCGTAATGTACGTGAAGCCGCCAGACGTGTTATCCAGCAGCATGTACAGCGTCAGGTCGACGTTTGATGTACACCTGCGAGTCACGCGGTTCAGCAGAGACCAAGCTGTAGTGCCGATACTGCCGGTGTAGCCTAGAGTCAACTCGAACGAGTTACTGTAGCCGCGCACAGAAAGCGCAACGGCATACACATATCCAACTGCCAACTGCAACGCGTTGTCTCCCGTGCCGGTATGCAGCACGTTGGCGTAAACAGCCGAAGCATTGGTAGGCGACACAACGTTGTTAAACGAGCTGTCGATGTACGGCTCAAGCGAGCCCCAGGCAAGACCCTGTGATGACGCCGTCGCCAGCAAGGACCTTGCGACGATTTCGCTGTCGCCAAGAATCGTGAGGTCCGCTAACGCAGCGTCTACATAATCCTTGTTAGCTGCCTGTGTGCCGTCAGTAGGCGTCACAAACCGCAGGTTGTCCGGCACAACAGCGTGACGGTTGCGGCTATCGACCGTGATCGTGTTGTCCTTGCGCACCTGCGCACGACCATTGGCGTCGACCTCCTGCCCATCACCGACGCGCTGGCTAGTCTGCAGCTCCGCCTCCGACGAGCGGCGCTGCCTGGGGTCTACATCGCTACCACCGGGTCGCTGCCCGTTAGCGAACTGAGCCTGACGCGACCGGCGTGCCCGCTCTTCGCGCGGGACAAAGCTCACGCTCGGATACCCCCGGCGTAGCTCACGTGGACCTGCCCCTTCTCGTAGCTCCACGTCTCCTGCTCACGGGCGTTGCGCAGCATCAGGTAAATGCTGTCGCCACTGACCCGCACCATGTGCGTGCCGTTACGTCCAGCCTGCAACTCCCCAGACTCCAGGGGGTCGCCTAGCTTGGCCGCGTTGTCGGTCTCGTAGAACTCGTAGTTGCAGCCGCTGTAGTTCGGAGCCAGCACGACGGTCAGCGAGCCAACAGCGTGGACGTCCATGTCCCTGTTCGGCGCGATCGGGCCCATCAGGACGTAGCTGTCGATAGGCAAGTACTTGTTCGACAGCACGCGGTCACCCTTGGGCACCTCGCTGGACTCGGTCTGACCCCACTTGCGAATGCGCCCGTCCTCGCAGCCAATGTGCATGACGCGATCAGCAGGGCTGTCGCCGTCTACGATCATGGCTGCGGTCGGCTGAATGCCATCGCCTGTGTTGCGGCCAAAGCGGTCCACGTGGAACGAGTTGGTCCGCTTGCTGTAAAAGTAGTGGTCGACGATGATGCCGGGGTTAGCGAACGGCATAACGAACACGTGCACGCCGTCGTCGATGAAGTTGTAGACCAGCTCGACGTAGTGCGTCTCCAGGTCGATGTTCTGCATGCGCTTGCGCACGCGCCCGAGGCTGACGTCCTGCAGGCCAGTGCCGGGCGCCATCGTGTACAGGCCACCCTTGGAGCCGAAGAACCACAGCCGACCAGCGTCGTCCTTGCACCACGGCTTGCCGAATGACATGCCGATTTCGTCGCTCACAAGGTCGAAGCTACCACCAGCACCGGGATCACCGGACATCTGGTAGATACTGCGGTCACAGCCGAACCAGAGCACGTCGTCCTTGTACGGGACAATCGTGTTGATGCTGTCAGGGCACAGGCCAGCCTTCGAGGTGACGTTGCTCACCGCTGCCCCGGCATCGGGGATAGGCGGGAACTCGTCCCAGTCGAACGGCTTTCCGACGCGGCTCATGTGCCAAGCCCCGGGAGTCTCGTCGCTGCGAGCCAGAACCAGACGCCCACGCCAGAACGACACCAGCCGACAGCGCGGCGGGATGTACCCGTTAGACTGCGAGCGCATCTTGGTGATGACTCGGTCCTTGGGGTTGTAGTAGTAGTACCGCGAGCCGTCGCTGAACACAGCGATGCCAGACGCCGTAGTTGAGCTAATGTACGGCGCGTCGGCGTTGTAGCTGATAGGAGCGCTACCGTCGTTGAGCAGCGTGTAGCCGCTAGAAGTGTACTCGTACCAGTTCCCGCCACAGGTAGCGACGTTGCGCACCTCGCGGACAGGCAGGCTGGCGCTAACCTTGGCCGTAGCCAGCAGCGCGATGCACACGCTGTCGTTAGGTTCGGTGCTCGTTTGCGGCGTGCCGCCGGTCACAACACGATCCACATAGGTCTGCGAGCCGCCGTTGTAGTCGGGTACAGCAATCGGGACAGCTACGCAGTTAACTGAACTCTGGACAAGCCCCAGGTCCGAGTCCGTCTCCGAACGCGTCAGCGTCATTGTCCACGACGGGCCCTCCTGCCACTGGAAGATCAGCAGGTTCTTGCCGTTGTAGACACTGGCGGCGTCCGTCCCGTGGTACGGCACGTAGAAGTTGCCGTTCTCGTCGATGGCGGTGCGGATGCGTTCTGCACCGGGTGCCCCGTTGATCGCCCACCCTTGGCAGACAACTCCGCTGTCGAAGCTCAGCCCGGCTTTCTTGGTCGGCGTGTTGCCCACCTCTGACCAGACGCTGACGTGATCCTGCCCAGCGCTGTTGCTCGTGCCGCCACAGCAGAGCAGCACGTACGAGCCATCGGTCGCCTTGTCCTCTGCCACGTGCACAGACAGGCCCCAGCCGTGGTCGTCTGCGTTAGTGCTTGTGTATTCGGCCTCTTCAAACCACTGCTCGTTAGCGGCGTCAGTACTAATTGGAGACAGCCGCGCCATCATCCAGTACTTCGCAAAGTTGTCGGCTGAAGTTTCTTGGTTCACCACTGAACCGCACACGTAGGCGTCGCCATCACCGCGAATGGCCATGCTGCCGACAAAGTACGGATTGACCGTCCAGTGGTAGTCGTTGCCAGTGTGGTAGTTCTTCGTCCACGTGCTGTTCGGTTCAGCCTCAGGCTCCTCGTCGAACACGTACTCCGCGTAACGCCGGAACTCCCAACGGCACTGAGACTCGTTGTGGTGGAAGTGAATGCCAAAGACGTACAGGTCTCGCCCATACGTCTGCAGGTCGAGCACATGGAAGTCCGGCTTGATCGTCCAGGCCAGCTGGTACTCGCCATCTGCCTGTAGCTCGTAACCTTTGACCCATGCGCGCTCGTTGTCGATCGTCGCGTGCCCACTGATCTGGCCGCTGGCGACAAAGAAGTTGCCGTAGTCATCGACGGCTAGTCGTCGCGGGAACAGCTCATTGACGTCGTCTGCCGTCACGTCGATGCGCTTGACCACGCCGCCGTCGCTGTTCAGCTTGACGACCTCACCACCATCGGCGAGTGCCCAGTACGTGTCAAACGTATCGCGCCGCAGGTCGATGCAGTTCGACAGACCATCGGTCAGGTGCTCACGGTCGAACCCGATGGTCGCCTCGTTCTGCGCCGTAGCCAGAACCGACCAGCTGTACGGGTTGACCTCGCGCTGGACGCTGACCAGCGAGCTGATCTTGCTGAACCCGTTGGCCGGGGCGTCTCCAGTCATCAGCTCGATGCCGGAGCGCTGCGTACCGCGCATACGACCCGTGGTGGGGTCGAAGCTGCGCATGTTGCGCTCGTCTCTGGTGGTACCGACAGGCTGGTCGCTGAACGCGTACGTCTCACTCAGCCCCTCGTACGGGTACTGAAGGTCTACGTTCTGCTGCCTACGCCCGTCGCGAATCGCCATCAGATCGGTCCCCCGGTCTGGTCGAAGTTCCACATCTGGTCGTTTAGACCGTAGTCGTACACAGCGGCACCGTTCTGCAGCGGCCCAAAGTTGCTCTGGGTCATGCTGTCTCTGCGCCGGGTGTCGTTGAACAGGGTGCTGTTTCGCACGTTGCCCAAGCGCATGGCTACGTCGCCCTCGGCGTCACGCTCGTATCCCAGAGCGACGTTACGCACGAGGTTGATGTACAGCGGCTCGACGAAGCTCGGGATGGTGATCCCGTCGTCGTCGCTGCGCACCGGGTCCCAGCCGCGTCGGTAGTACGCCGTGAAGGCGTCCTTCTCGTACGTGCCCGGGGTTGGCCACAAGTCCAGTCGCGGACGGTACGCGCCCTTGTGCGTGGCGTTCGTCACTTCGGCCGGGTCAAGGTCCCCAACAGTACCTTGGTCGATAGAGAAGTGATCGCTGTCGTCCAGGCCTTCAAACCTCGACTCGACCCAAAACCCTCCGAGCCCAAGGTCAGTGTCGTACTCTGCGTAGCATCCCATGCCAGCGTCGTTGATGGCCTTGACGAGCCGCTGAGCTGTTTTCGCTTCGTCGCCTGCAAAGCCGCAGTTGTACTTGACGGTGTCCGTAGAGGTGCCGGAGTCAAACCGAAAGTCAACCACGCGACTTGAGTCGCTAATGGTCATCGGGTTCGGGCCGGTGTAGCCGCTTGTGAACTCGAAGTTGTACCGCTTTTTGGTGCCTCGCGTCGCGTACACCAGCGCAGCCCAGTAGTGAAACGACGTGTTGATGACCGACGCGCGCCTGCGAGCCAACTCTGCTGCCGTCGTAAACGTCACGTTGGCGTTCACGGTGTCAGTGGCCACCAGCGCGTTCACGCTGTGCACGTTCTCAGGCAGCCAGACGTAAGGCTGGTCAGGGAGCAGGCTGAGGCGAACCTGCTCCCCTTCCAGCCACCGCCAAGGGTGCATGTTCACAAGGTACTCGCCAGCGTCGTTCAGGATGCGCAGCCCGCCAAGGGACGGCATCTTGTCTGCGCTGAGCGCGTGCCGGACGTGATCCAGCGCTTCCTTAGCGGTGAGTGCCATTACAGAGAGCGATGCGGGAACGTGGGACCAGCAAGAAGCACGGTGGTCTGCCCAGTACCGTTTTGCGCAACGATGTCCTGTGCGCCATACAGCACGACACACAAAATTGCGTCATCAGTCACGGCCTCATATGCCGCCGAGCTGGACGTAATGTTGCCAGACATGTCGCACGTCAGAGCAGTTCCCTGGACCAGTCCAGCTCCGTTCGACGACGGCGTAACGGCGTCACTTAGCTTGCCAACGGCGTTGACTTTGCAGACGCCAGCGATCTGGCAGCGGAAGTATTCGTTATTGCCAGCGTCCTCCAGTGCCACGCCCCAGATGCGCTCGCCGCCTTGGCTGGCTGCCAGAGACACAGCGAATCGCCAGCCACCTTTAGACAGATCCTGATCTGGCGCATACGGGAGAATGGGCACAAGGTCGCCCTTGGTAACGGTGTTAGAGCCCGCAGTCTTAACCCGGCACACCTCTTTAGTGACCTGAGTAAACTCGTCGGGACCGGCGTTCGGGTTGAGATAGCTCATCTATGTTGTGTGGTTGCGGGGGCGGACCCGCTGGCCCGCCCCCTAGTTACATCAGGCGGCGTCGACGCCGATGCTAGACAGACCGCTGAACATGATCTTGATGAGATCACCGTCACCAGCCGCAGCCTCCAGCGCAATGCCGCAGGCCTTGGTGTTGACGTCAGCGCGACCAATCTTGAGATCAGCCGCAACGGGGCCAAGGACGTCGCCGATGTCAACGGCCTCGGTCGCAATCGCGGTCACAATGCCCGCAATGGCAAACAGGCCGATAGCGCCGGACGCAACGTCCTCAAGCGCGATGAGGGCAACGCCGGTCTCGACTTGGTCACCCTCAGGGTCACCACCACCGGCAGCCGTCCAGGCAGCCGTTTTGGTGAACACCAGGGTATCCGCGTCTTGCGTCGTGATGTCCACGGTCACGATGTTGCCACGCGACAGAGCCGCGTGAGCCGTCATGCGCACCGTTTCAGTTCGCAGGTGCAGCCCGATGCCGGGCCCTGCAATCGAGGGAAGAGCCATATCAGTATCCTCCTAAAGATCAGAAGCCGGTGACGTCGACAGTCGGCGACAGGAGGCCCTGACGCTGACGTGAACGGCAGATAAAGTTGTGCCAGCAGTCCACGGGCATGACCGTGGTGAACGGCTGGTTCGGGTGCTTCATCGACTGGTGGGTGTAGAAGTAGCGCGTCGTGTGGAACACGTACTTCATGTAGTTCGCGTTGATGAAGTAGTAGCGGGGGCCCTTCTTGCTGGCAGTGGTCTCAGTACCAGAGCCTTGAGCAGTTCCGTCGCCGTACACAGCAATGTCATCAAGGCCAGCAGCGTACTCAAGGTCGTGACCAGCGTACTGCGGCTTCATGAACGCGGGGTCCTGACGCGAAGCAGTGACGAAGGTGTCCTGGGAGTCCCGCAGCGCGCGCTGATAGAACGTCAGGCCCTTCTTGCTGCACGCAATGTACATCGCGTTCAGAGTCGGGTTCTCGAAGTACTCTTGGTGCGACGGGGGCGGCATGAACTTGACATCCTGATACAGGTTGTCCATGCCCTCAAACATGCCATTTTGTTGCTCAGCAAGGCCACTACCAGCAAACGTAGCGGTTTGGTTAGTCCACTTGGCGTCGGTCAGCTTTTGCAGCGCGCTGAAGCCGGTAGGGATTGCACCACCTTCAGTGATGAAGCAGGGCAGGCTGTAAGGGCGCGTACCAGCGTCAGCCTCCATCTCCGTAGCGCTAGGGGCAGCGAAGATGCTGTCCTCCATGCCGTTGAAGAGCGAGGTCCACAGGCGTTGCTCCTTCGAGCGCTTGATCTCCTTGTACGTGGTGTGACGGGCGTTGCGGCCCTGACCACCAACGTTCAGCTCGATCTCGTGATCGGTCCACGACATGTGGTCGACCGCGAAGCGCCAGTTGATCTCCCACTGCTCCAGCACCTGCGGGTTCTGCCAGCTGAAGGTCTCGTTCGGCTGGTAGTACTGGAAGGTGTTGGACTCGTCGAAGAGGATCGTGTCCTTGATGGAAGAGCCGCCCTGGATGGTCTCCGAGGGGCCCTTGCCCCGCATGAAGCGGCGCAGAAGGTAGTTGTTCTTAACGGCCTCGTTGACAATATCGGACGCCCCCGTGAGGAAGGACGGACCCGTGTTGTCCATGAAGTCGTTGAAGGTAGTAAGCGCAGAGCCCATTACCGTTTCTCCTAGTTAGTTGCTTTACCGATGGCACGTGCCCGGGCGTACTTGTCCGGGTCGTTGCTTTCAAGAATTCTCAGCACAGCGTCTTCGCGCTCCTCCGGCGTGCTGTAAACCGGAGTAGCCTCGGGGCGTGACCTTGCGGTCGGTTGCCCCTGGTCGCGGAGGTTGGTCACCCGGCTTTTGGACTCGCGAGCTTGTTGAGTCAACTCGTCGCGGAACTCCAGCAGGATGGCATCCTCCATTGCCTTGATTGCAGGGAGATCAGAGCCATCGCTCCACATCTTGCCCATGCGGTCAAGGACGTTGCCCCAGCGCTCACTTTCGGTATCCCTGGCCTGGGGATAGCGGTCCTCAAGTGCTACTCGGGCTCGCTCCAGCTCCGTGAATAGGAGCTGTTGCTGTACAGCTTGGAGTGCAGCACGCTGTTCGTCGATCAGCTGTTGCATCGGCTGTACTGCCGCCTGCTGAAACTGGACAAGCAGCTCAGTGCCTGACTCGTCCAGACCAAGATAGTCAGCTACTGCCGTTGCCTGCTCGGTGAGGTTGGCGACTCTGGGTTGGTCCGGGTTGGGCTCTGCTTGGCTTTCCCCGGAGTCCTTGTCGGTCTCTTCAGCTTGCTCTGGCTGTTGCCGCTCTCGCAGCTTGCGGTCTACGTCTGCCTGCACCTTGCGCCTGTGCTCCGCAATGGAGAGCAGCCGATCGGCAGGCAGTGCTTCTAGGTCTTCAGGCGTCCAGCCATCCCGCTTAAGGACGGCAATAGCCTGCTCGTGTTCTTCAGAGAGCGACGGCGCCCCGCTCTCCTCTTCATCCCTGGGTTCCCCCCCCAGCACCGAAGTCTCTTCCGGGGCGCCGTCTGCCTCTACAAGATCGTCTGGATCAGGCTCGCCGTCAAGCTCCATCAGGATCCTGTCCTGCTGCTGCTCCGGCGTCTCCTCGGTCGACTCAGACGTTTCCGGCGCGGGAGCCGCCTCTTGGGGCTGCACCGCTTCGGCAATCTGCTCAATCTTGTTCTCTTCTTCAGTCATGTGTGCCTCAGTTCTCTAATCACATTTCGTCGTAGTGGACTTGCGCGCCCTCTTCGCCGCGAGCACGGCGAGCGGACTCGTGAGCCTCTGCCATGTTGCGGAAAACGGGCCGTCCTTTTTTATCAAACTGGCCTTTGTGATGCTTCCAGTTGCGGGGCATCTGGTTGGAAGCGAATGCGTCATCTTTGCGCACAATGATGCGCGAGCTAGCTCGGGTCATGCTTTCCTCTTGGTGTGTTTCTTCCGGTTGACTGTCCTAGGGACCATCCGCAGGTTCTTCTTACCGTTGGAGCCACCCTTGGACAGTGGTTTCTTGTGGTCGACCTCCATGCCGTCGCCCTTGCGGGCGCGACCGGCCTTGACCATCTCGCGGCGGTTGCGGTTCCGCTGAGCACGCTGCTTCTTAGCCCTGGTGCTCGCGTGGTACTTGCGGTACTCGGAGTTCGCCATCAGCAGTTCCACTTCCTCAGGGCCTTGTTGATCCGCGAGTTCGGGTTGCTCGCCGTCTTCCGGCTGGTGAGCTTCTTCTTCATGCCGCTCATGCGGCTGCAGAACGACGCCCGGCGCTTAGCAGCCTTGCTGCCCTTCTTGAGCTTGCTGGGCTTAGTGGTCACCGCAGTCTTGAGCTTGCTACCGGGGTTGGCTGCACGGTAACGCGCCACACCCTTAGCAGTCAGGCCACCCGACTTCGACTTATCACCACTCTTAACAGAGAAGCGCTTGGGCATAGTGCCCTTACTCTTCTTACGCGCCACTTGTACCTCCTTGCGGGGGACCGGTCGGCGCCTGCTGCTGCATAGCGCCAAGCACACGACTCATTTGCTGCCCAGCGTTCGGCAGCTCCTTGCTCGGCTGCGATGTCTGCACAGGCTTGCCGGGCTGCCCAGACTGGACCTGCATCATCGGAGTAGCGCTCTTTAGCGCCACCTGAGCCTGAGTCTGCTGCATGCGCTGCAGATCCTGCGCCAGACGCGCCAACAGCTCAGGACGCACCAGCTCAGGCAGGTCAGGAGCGTTCATCGCGTTGCCGATCTTCTGGAAGTGGTCCAGCCACGGGTAGTCCGGGTACTGAGCCATGGCGGGCAGCGTGTTCAGGATCAGGCTGTGCATCTCCATGGCGCGCTTCTGCGCCATGCCCTCGGAGGCACGCTCCATGCTGTAGGGCTCGATCTCAAGCTCAAGGTCCTCAAACCCGTAGCCCTCGGCGTCGTCGTGGCCACCGCCCTCGAAGTAGGGCGCAGCGTCAGGCGGCAGCCCCATCTGCCGTGCGACCTCGCTTCCCAGGGGGAAGACGATGCGGTCGTCGTGGTACATGTAGAAGGCGACCTTCTCCAGCACCGCAGTCACTGAGTCCGAGAACGCTTGTTTAATGTACGCGATACGTGTATTTGCGGCCTCAGACGCGATGGTGTGTTCCGTTGCCGTACCAGCTCCAGATACCGCTCCACGCAGCGCTTCGTCCATCCCGAGTGCCCGGTCTGCTCGCTCGCGGCACGTAGCGATCCAGCGGGCTTGCTGTTCTGTTTGTCCGCCAAGTTCAAACTCCTGAACCATTGCGCGACCGTCCTCGAAGGGAACGACCGCGACGTAATCGTGACCGGTGTCCTTGACGAGCTGCGCGGTGCGCGGGTCGTTGACCCCCACGATGCGCTTGTGCTTCATCATGCTGTTGCTGGCCGCCCGAACGTGCTGGTTCAGGTCGCCAATCTGAGCCTCCACAGCCGTCAGCGGGCTGAGGGGGATGGGGCTGTCCGGCACCTTGTAGACGCCGAAGATGCTGTACGGGCCCGTGCGCGGACCGTAGTACGGGCGCGGCTTACGCAGGTAGCGGCCAAGGGGCTGTGCCCCCTCAGGTGAGGCGCAGCTAGCTAGGGTCAGGATGGTGCCGTGGAAGCCCATCTTGGGGCCCGGGCTCTCCTCCATCTCGTAGTCCGGCACCCACACCTCGTAGACGACGATCTCGTCACGGTCCGGGTACTTGCGCTGGCTGCCCTCGTCGCGATCAACGTCAGAGGAAGCAGCCTCACGGATAGATTCCTTGTCCCAGCCCGGCTCCTTGTCGGCCATCGCCAGCAGCTCCTTACGGGTGCGGCGATACTCGTGGCCCATGAACAGCGCGTCACTGGGGCGGCTGCATCCCGGGTCGATGATGAACTGCTTTTGGCTGACGCGCTCGACCACCGGCCACATGGTCTTGCTCGGCTTCTGCACGTCCTGCTCAGGCAGGTTGATCGCGCCACCGCTGGTGTTTGCAGCGTCCTCGCGCACGACCGCAACGCCGTAGCTGAACAGCATGTCGGTCGCCAGCTCGACAAGGCGCTTACGCAGCACGCAGTCACGAACCCAGCGGTTGAGCCCGTAACGCAGAGCCGTAGCCACGTCGTTCACCGGTCCCGGCTTGCGGCTGTTCACCTGCACGCGCGGGTTGTCGAAGATCAGCTTGGGGATCATCAACGACACGTACTCGTAGTACGTGTTCTCCGGCGCGTAGTCCTCGCCAACCGTGTACGTGTCCTTCTTGTAGTGCGGACCGTGGAAGCGCTGGACTTGGTCGTTCAGCGACTTGAGGTGGCGGTTGCGATACTCGATCGCAGCCTTGACCTCCTCCATCGCGTTCTCGGGGTCGTTAAACGACATAGGGGACTCCTTTCACTTCCTTGTGGTTAAGCAGTTTGCCGAAGCTGTTGTCAGGGTAGTCCCATCCGCTGTCCTCGACCGCCATGTCACGGTTCCACATGAACATGGCCGCATACCGTAGGCAGTCAATGGCGTGGTCACTGCACGTCGGGTCAGGTCTCTCCTTTACAGGTTTGCCGTCCCGACTCTTGGTCCAGATGTAGCTAGCCATCTCGTCCTCAAGGCAGTACGGCTTCTTCTTCTCTACGCGGTCCTTGTCTCGACCAACAAGGCTGTCGCGCAGGATGAAGATACGGGGGCCGTTGTCGGCTTTGCTTAAACCCCACCGCACCATGTCGATACCGGTGCGAATGGCGTTACGCGCCTTCCGGGCGATACGGTTACCGTTCCGCCCCCGTGCGTGCCCCAACCGGTCATTGAAGACCTTGATGTACTCAGGCTCGCTCGGGTCACAGACCAGGGCTTGCAGGTCGTACTTCTTGTGGTACTTGACCACGTGCTCTGCCCACCAGTCCTGCGTCTCGTTTGTGCGGTATATCTCCGCAATACGGTACATCCGGTCGTCGTTGACGCCCCAGATTTGCAGGCAGCCCGGGTGACGCAGGCCTTTGTCGTAGGAGGCGAAGCACCACTTGAACTCGGGCGCGTCCTCCTTGTCGATGATGTGGATGCTCGGGTCCCACTCCTCGAAGATGACGCCCTCCTCGCTAGCCCAGCGGCCCTCGTAGAGGTTGGCCCGACGAGCACCGTGCGGCAGGTTAGCGAGGATGCCGTTGACGTAGGCGTCACCGCGCTTAGTCCACTTGCCCTTCTCGTGGTCCCAGTAGGTAGGATTGTCCTGGTGACGGGAGAGCAGCCGCAGCTTCTGGTCCTTCTTGTGCCGTTCGGGCACCTCACGGAAGCCCTGCGGGAAGTACTGGTTCAGCCAATGGTACTCGCCTGCGGGGTTCGTATCCGCGATGCGCATCTGCCAGGGCATCACGAAGTTACGGTTTGCACGAGACAGGTACTCCCAGCTGTGCTGGTCGATCTCACGCGCCTCGAAGACCGAGATGACGTCGTACTGCGTCGAGAAGGTCTTTTCCGGCTTGTCGAGCCCGCCTAGCACGATGTGCGAACCGTTTGGGTAGTGGTAGTTCTGCCGGTTGTTCCGGCCTGCAGAGCCGTGAATAGCGGGGTGCCCAGGCCACAATACTTCCTGCTCGAAAGTAACTAGCACTGATTCGGCCAGCGACTCTCTTGTTTGACGAAGCATGAGAACGCGGATGCCGGGGTACGCCTCGCATAGGTAGTTGATCCACTCCAACAGCGCGCGCGTCTTACCCGTACCTGCGGGGCCTTCGAGCAGCAGCTCGGCAGGCGCCAATGTCCACAACTCACGCGCAGCGCCGTAAGGGGTGTAGTTGTGGACGACCTCACTCATCGGCTAATCAGCCCCGTGACGTAGATTTTGTTGGCCCAGCGGATCGTTCCGTAGTTCTGGGTCGCGACAGCAAACTCGATGTAGTAGTTGTTGCCGCCCTCCAGCTTCCACGTCTCGTCCCCGTTCGTGCCAGACTCCGTCAGGCGAAACAGGAAGTTGTAGCCGATGTCGTCGTAGCCGTCCCAGAAGGTGTACTGCAGCGTGTTGAACACGTAGTCGGCCACCGCAGCAGTGTCGGTGATCGTCGCGATGCGCTTGACGCGCCGCGTCGAGCCCGTTGCGCTGTCACGGATCAGGTCTACCGTAATGATGTCCCCCGCCAACGCGGTGCCGTTTGACTTAGCCGCAGCAGCGTTCTCTAGGTACTGCTGGTTAGGCAGCGTGATCCGGTGGGCGAACCAGACGTCGTTGCCCTCGGTCACGTCGATTTTGACTGTCTGGCTCATTAGACGGTGATGGCAATGGTTGGACGGGTGTCGGCGAAGGCCGTGCAGTTACCGCGCGGGCTCCACCAGTTGTACAGCTGCGCAGGGAAGAAGTCAGGCCACCCGGCAACGTTAGCCTCGGTGTCGATCTGCATTTGGATGCTGTGGATCAGGTTGCCGAGGCTGTTGGTCTTGACGTCGTTGAACGTCGCGATGTCGTCGCTGCCGTCGAAGTTGCTGACCCAGACCGGGTTGAACACCATGAGGCACTTGCTGTAGTCAGCAAAGTCCCAGCCCTTCGACGCCTCAGTGCCGTATACGTCGACAAGCGGCTGGTACGCAGTCTCTGTGCTTTCGATCAGCCACCCAGGCTCAGCGGGCGTCCTGTCAATCAGGGTGCCGTCGTATCCCCAGGCGCTAAACGAGCGGGTATTAATCGCGTCGCCGTCGTTGTAGCGGTAGACAAGCAGATGGTCGTGCGCCAGGGTCGGATTAAAACCCCCAGGCTCATCCGGCACGTAGTTGACCATCCACAGCGTCAGTCCCCAGATCGGGTCGCGCCGCACGCCGTACCAGATGTTCCACGCCGAGACGCTCAGGCGCTCAGGGGCGCTGTTGGTCAAGATGCCTGACACCACAGCGTTCGGCTGACGACCCCACATGTTCTTCATCGACCAGAACCAAATCTCGGTGCCGGTCTCGGAATCGTAGTAGTACTCGCCTGTACCGCTTCCGTAGGGCCGCACATCGTTGCCAGAAGCATCGGCAATGCTCGGTGTGATCCAGCGCGTCGGCTGCTGGACATACCCGGCAAAGTATCCGGTATAGGCAATCGTCTGGTCGGACGACGTAGGCGCGGAGTTGTCGACCGGCGCAGCCTCTTGCCTAGTCAGAGTGACTACTCGCCCGACACGAACTGCCGAGAACTTTATGCCACCGCCAATCGAGCGAGCTGCCACCAGGAAGTTTTGCGCGGTCAGTTCAGCTGTCGCCCCGATCTCAATGTCTGCGCCGCTGCCGTAAGTCAGCACGTTACTCGTGCCGTCGACCAGCTTCAGGTCGACTGTTGATCCCGCAAGGTTGACGTGCAGCGTGTCGTGGAACTCGAACACTGCTTCAGCCTTGGTCTGATCTCCGAAGACTGCGTATCCGGCAGCCGGGGCCACGTTCCGCGCCCTGAACTGCACGCTGCTGCTACGCGCCACCTGCCGCGCGCGGTAGCCAACGCTCATCACCTCGTGCTGGTGGTCCGCGTCCTCGCTCTTAAACGGCTCAAAGCGATACGCCGCACGCACAAAGTTCTCACCAGCGCCGGGGGGGACGTGACCGATCCATGGCCCACCGCAGTACTGCACGGTAAAGAGCTGTCTTGTATAGCTGGGCCCAGCGGTGACTTGGTCCGTGTTGACCCACCACTCCATCGAGTTCCCCGTGATCGGGTCCGTCACTGGAGTCACAGCACTCTGGGTCTCGAAACGTACGAAATCCTGTGCTTCGGTCGTCGTGGTATGCCCGCCAAATCCATAGCCAGTCGGGTAACCGGGGTGCCATCCGTCTTTGTCGTATAGACCGTAGTTGTCCTGCCGCAGGCGGGCGAAGTCGTTGCTGAAGCACCACTGGTTCTCGTCGCGGTGGACGTAGTACCCAGTCAGGTTCTTAATGCCGGTGTCCGCGTCAAACTGCTCGGCCGCGTACTTCAGCGACCCGCGCTCGATGAGCGCTTCCAAGGTGTAGCTGCCGCTGCCGCTGTACGCAATGAACGTAACAGTCTGCGTCGCAGGGCTCGCAGAGGTGAACGTGACCTTCTGATCGCGCGGGTCCGTTTCTGGGTCGCCGTCAATGCGGATAACGTCGGGCAGAGGCGTCTTCCAGGTGTCAGAAGTCTGGTAAACACGGAAGTACACCGTAATGGGGTCAATCAGGTTGGCCATGGTGTAGGCAGCACCAGTGCTGTCCACCACGTTGAAGTCACAGGTGTCTGTCGGCCCCAGCGTCATCGGCCCGCCGGTCAGCGTGATGCGCGGCGGGTCCTTGCGGCTGTAGATAATGAGCACCAGAGTCGTCGGACCGTCGACAAGCTCGCACTGATCGGCGCTATCGAGCGTCAAAACCATGCGACGGGGGTGGAACCAGCCGTTGCGCTCCTTGATCGTGGCGCGGAAACGCACCTGATCGCGCCCTTTTGTCGGCGCGAGCTCCAAAACGCCGCTGTCGTTGACTCGCGTCTGGTCAAACTCGACAAAATCGGTGTCTGCGCCGTCGATTGACCACCG